AAACACTGCCGATCCGTCAGACGTAACTTGGCCTACTGCGCCATAGACTATGGAGTTAGACGCACGGCTCCTGATAACACTCGGAGGCATGTTTATATCGGTAGTAACTAGCTTTGTGGTGACGAGACAGAAGTGCATTGAACTAGAAGATCTCTCTAAAACAATGCAAAAGAACATTGCAGAATTATACGACAACCTCGAAAAGAACAACATTTCCACAGAGGTTTCTGAGAACAAAGTAGCAGTTCTTTCTCAAATACTTTCTCCTACAAACCGTGAAAAACTTCATCGTTCTTTAGAACGCATGGAGACTACTATTGAACTTCATTCTAAAGAGATTATTCGTTTAAACCACATGCATAATGGAGCGCATCCTCCTGTAAAAGATAAAGAGTAATGGCAGTAATTCAAAAGTTTATTCTCGTATTAATCGTGCTACAAACTGACGGTGAATTTAAAATTAAAAGCCAATTAGTAACAGAATGTCCTCCAGCCGAAACAATTACTATGCTTATGAATGCGCGAGAGGCACAAGGAGAGTTTGTCTCTTGGGATGGCAGTTGTTTCCCTTTAGTGTTTAAGAAACCGGGATCAGTATAATGTTAGGATTAGTAGACTCAGTTGTCGGAGTAGCTGGAAAAGTTCTCGATAAATTTGTTGAAGATAAAGACCTTAGGTTAAAACTTGATGCAGAACTAAAGTCACAATTAATTAATTTAGATGCCCTTCAAGCACAGGCTAATATTGAACAAGCAAAACACCCCTCTTTATTTGTTGCGGGAGCGCGGCCAGCCATAATGTGGATATGCGCCTTTGCACTCGCATGGCAATACATTATCGGTCCAATAGCTGAATGGGGTTTAATTATTTATGACCCACTGGTTCAATTACCTGAGTTAGAAACTGAAGAACTCACTGGGTTAATCATGGCATTGCTAGGGTTAGGTGGTATGAGAACTGCTGAAAAGTGGAAGGGAGTTTCTAGAGAAAACATGAAGGGTACTCGCTGATATGTCGGGACGAAAAAAGGCAATTCCAGCTAACCGAGATTTTTTACGGAAGAATAAAGGTAATAAGAAACGGAAAAATATAAGGGTACAGTATAATAAAAAATTAAGAGAAAAAGGCGCGTGGCAAGCGACAATGTACCTTATCAACCAAAACTGGAATAGAATAAAAGGCGACTAAATGAAGGATCTATTTGAAGAGCTTCACAAGAACCTTGCTCTAGAACTCTTAGAACGCATCAAGAGCGGTGAAGCAAGACCAGCGGATCTATCCGTAGCGCGACAGTTTCTCAAAGATAACGGTATAGATGCGTTTGCTTCTAACGACTCACCGCTGCAACAATTAGTTGACTCGTTACCTTTCGAATTTGATGACACTGAGACACATCATTGATAGACCCTAAGATTGCAGACTTCAGAAACTTTGTCTGGATATGTTGGAAGCATTTAAATCTCCCTCAACCTACACCTGTACAATATGACATAGCGAGTTTTGTCGATAGCGACATAAGGCGGCTATGTGTCCAAGCATTCAGAGGAGTAGGTAAAAGCTGGATCACCAGTGCCTACGTCTGCCATCAGCTACTCCTAGATCCCAACAAGAACATCCTCGTGGTCTCTGCAAGTAAGACCCGTGCAGATGACTTCTCCACATTCACCCTACGCCTCATACACGAGGTTCCCATCCTACAGCATCTACGTCCCAGAGAAGGACAGAGACAATCGAAGATCAGCTTCGATGTCGGCCCCGCTAAGGCATCTCATGCCCCTAGCGTGAAATCTCTAGGTATCACAGGGCAGCTCACAGGCTCCCGTGCAGACCTTGTAGTCGCTGATGACGTCGAGTCAGCAAACAATTCCCAAACGCAACTGATGCGCGATAAGCTCAGTGAAACCATCAAAGAATTTGACGCTATAATTAAGCCCGGAGGACGCATTCTTTTCCTCGGTACACCACAGACCGAAATGAGCATCTACAGCGCCCTTGAGGAGCGGGGGTATACCACCCGTATATGGCCCGCTAGATACCCCTCAGAGAGGCTCCTAGGGGCTTATGGAGGGCGTTTAGCACCACTGGTATACGAAGGTACTGAAGATAACCCTGAGAACGCTCCTGTGGACCCTCTGAGGTTCAGTAGTAGCGACCTTGAAGAGCGTGAAGCTTCCTATGGTCGATCAGGGTTTGCTCTTCAGTTTATGCTCGATACGACACTGTCCGATGCTGACAAGTACCCACTCAAGCTGAATGACCTGATTGTTATGTCAGGACCCTCAAGTTGGGATGAGTCACCTGTGTCTGTTAAGTGGGCTTCTGGTGTCGATCAAATGGAAGGTACAAGACAACTCCCCGCTGTAGGTCTCAAAGGAGACTACTGGGTTAACGCTATGCAAGTATCAGAGGAGTGGGATGAATGGAACGGATCAGTAATGTCGATAGACCCCAGCGGCAGGGGGAAGGACGAGACTGCGTATGCGGTCGTAAAGATGCAGTCAGGGTTTCTGTACCTGACGGAAATGGGGGGACTAGACAACGGGTACTCAGAGGAAGCTCTGGAGACTTTGGCGAATGTTGCTGCGATGCAGGATGTGAACGAGATAATTGTAGAGAGTAACTTCGGAGATGGTATGTTTACTCAGCTTTTTCGCCCTGTTCTCCAGAAGATACACCCCTGTTCGATAGAGGAAGTACGACACAGTACGCAGAAAGAGAAGAGGATCATAGATACTCTAGAGCCTGTTATGAACCAGCACAGGCTTATCGTAGACGAGGATGTGATCCTAGAGGACTTTAGGAGTCCCGATCTGAAGAAACAGCTCTTCTATCAGATGACAAGATTGACAAAAGATAGAGGGTCCCTAGCGTTTGATGACAGGATTGATGCTCTTAGCATTGCAGTGAATTACTGGGTAGAGGTCATGGATAGGGATGCTCAGAGTGCTTTAGAAGACTTTAGAGAAGAACAACTTGAAATAGAATTAGAACAATTTATGGATGCTGTAGACCGTCTTAACAGACCTGTCGGTAGTAAACATAATTGGAATTTAAGACCCTAGGGACCACATAAAGAGAGACCCCTAAGGGACTATAGAGTTCAATAGATAAGAAGTAAGGTGTATTACTCTAGGGGGACTCTAGAGAACCCTAGGATATTTTGTCAAAAAATGTGAAACCCTTTTGACCTTACGGACGCCCCAGAAGTCCCCCATGCCCCCTTTCGACTTTATGATGACCGAAAGTGTCTAATCGGTCGGTCCATCCGATTAGGATTAGGCATATTGAGACCCTCAAGAGACATCATCCGCGCATTATTCACTGCCTGTGCGCGATGGGGTCTTTTTTGCGTTTGATGTCTGAGGGGTACTCAGACTTTCATAAATACCAACTTGCAACCTATGCGATAATGCATTAAAATCCTTATGTCGCCTAAGAGCATGTGTAAAAACCCTCTTAGATCAGCGGGCCAGATAGGGCGTTACGGGTCGAAAGACCCTTGCAAACACAACCCTGTTAACGATGGCAAAATCCCGACCTAAATTTATGGAGTAGAATTATGTCTAACGTAATTGACGTAACAGCTAATGGCGATGTCGTATCGGTTGAAAAAGTGGTCTCTTCGGAAATCGCAGCTAAACAGAAACGTCTCGATCAGATTAAGGAGACGTTTCTTGAGAAAGCGCACACCATAGCTGAAGAAATGGTTGAGCTAGGAAAGCTTCTCGAAGAAGCCCATAGCATCCTTACTTACAAAGATGGGGGATGGAGGGCGTACTGCGAACATGATCTTAAAATTAGCGAATGGACCGCGAACCGCTTTCGTAAGGTCTTCACTTTGAGAAGCCCTAAGCATCTTGGTTTAACGCATCTAGCTGATATGGTCGAAGGTAAGGAAGCTATCGTGTTCGTTCACGATAAAGCGTCTAACGGTTCATCTGATCTATGTGCCGGTATCAATAAGGCACTTGGTAGAAATCAGGACCGTTATAAGAAGGTAGTTCTTCCTAAAGTTCCGATGAATAAAACGCAGGTTAAGGAACTTTTGGATAAGTTTTCGCCGCCGAATGAGTCGAAAGGCAAGTCAAAAGGCAAGTCGGAAGAAAAGCCGAAAGGCGATGACTTCACGCCG